CCGGTCCGTGCTTTGGTAGGATGCCCTCATAGTAGATCTTGCGATCCACTTGGGTGAACATCCTACGAAAAAGCATATCTGATATACGGCAAAAAGCCTCAGAATCAACTGGGCTAAGCCTTCTATCGGATACCCTGACATCCTGCTCACACTGGACGTACGCACGCATAGCTCGAGAAACTCTTGCATCACTGCAAGGGATCTCGATCTTACCAAACATCAACGAAAGTTGACGTATGGCAAGAATTGAGTCTATGCATGGTTCATCCAGCAACCGACCACTAGCGCGGTCGAACACACGATCGAGAAAACCTCCGAGAAATCGGGGGAGCTCTCCTTTTCTCTTAAACGAAGAGAAAAGACGGCGATCTACCTGACCTTGGTCAAGACTTTTTTGGAAGTCTTTTCCAAACTCAGGAAGGGTTATCGTAAGGAACGACAACCCCTCGTGTTCAGACCGAAAAAGGACTGTTTTAAAGTCCTTGGTGGCGCTAGTGCAACATCTGATGGCCGATTCATTGGCCATCTCCTTCCAGAGCAACAATAGGCTTTTCAGTTAGCCCTCCTTAAATAGAGGTGGTAACTCCTAGCCTAAAGTGTTCTCAGATACGCAGCAATATTGGCTCGCGGAAACCGAACAATCGGTATACGATGAACCAAACCCGAGGAGGTCGAAGAGACCCAATCGGGCTGCTACGTAGACCAAGAAAGCAGCCCACGTTAGCGTTATAATGGACATAGAACATATGCCCAAAATAAACGGTAGCGTGAACTCCTTCCGCTTAGAGCGTTGGTTCCTCATCGGTGGATCAAAATCCACAGAAGAGGAGCCGTTGCTACGACTCACCGCCAAGAAGCTTGGTGATGAGGGCGTCGGAAGTTGCCGTGAACTGGGCCTTAAAGCCCGCGTAAACGGCAAGGGCCTCGGTATTCGTGTATCCTGCCACAGGCACGTCGAAGACGATGTAATTTGACATCGAAACCTTCGTGTTCTGAGCTGGGATAAACGGATCCGCGGTCAGCTTGCTATGGTCCAACCTGAGGACCCGGCGCGTCCGCCGTCCGTAGACGGAGGATGCGCTGAGGGTCACCAGACCGTCCGCACTCGTGTACTGGCTTTCGTTCTTTCCCGTGGAAACACGGGGAAGGCTGATTGCCGTACCCGAGATCGTGACGGACTGGGGGTCTGTGAACGCCATTAGGCGTGCTCCTTTGCTGACCGTCTCTCGACGGCCTTGGTGGTTTCCAGCAGTGTATTACTGCCTGTTACCCTCGAGTAAGTCCGAGAGCAACGGTTATGGCAAGCTGGCGAGGTGACAAACCTTGCCATGTTGTGCCAAAACCAAAGGGGTTAGCCCTTCTTCTGATCTTGGTCTCAGTGACCATTACAAAAGGAGGCACACTAACCGGAGCTCTAAGCCCCGTCTTAGTGAGGGTATAGGTACTTTCTTGGATGGTATGTTCCATCACGTACCCATACCGCATAACCAGACCATCGGTGGCAAAATCCGAGAGATTAGAAATTACATCTCCCGTATTTGAAAACCAATCAATGGCCCAGCTCCAGGGAGCAAGATTCCAGAGAACTTCTGGAGACAGGTCCAGGCCAAGAATTTTCTTGGCATAATTGGCGTACTCGCCCATCTTACCTCCTCCGAGAACTTCGGAAGGGATATGATAAGTGAATGCACCTCTGAACCAACGTCTGGTGACGGTTTTATGCGTCCCAATCATGTTCCCAAGGTTTCCGAAATCGTAAAAATCACTTGCGTCAGGTATCAAATACGGTACCTGTTGCCCGTAATTTACGGTTGTCGTAGACCTTTGTACCGGGAAGTCGTATGAGCGTCGCACCACCTTCCCCGAGTCTTTAACATACTGATTTAGTATTTCATCAGCATGTTTGACACCGTGAATGACATTCTTTACGTCACTCACGAGGGGAAGCCAGCCGAACTGGATACCCAGGAATTCATTGCCTGCCTTTTTGGCGACATTGGTCCTGGTTCTCCACGAGGGAACTCCCGGCAAAGCCGGAAGTTTATCCTTGTAGAGTTCACCCAGTGCGGTAGACAGCTCAGCGACTGAATTAGTGGGCTTGCACCTTGCAACAGCTGTGGCTCCTATGGGATCTAGTCGGCTAGTATCTAGCGACAGACCCCCTGGGAAACCCAGACGTTCAGGTGCACAAGGGAGGATAGGGCCGTCATAGATATACTGTCTTCTATAACCGCCCGAATTCGGCACGACGAGGTTCATATGTTGGGGAACCAAACTGGTTCCTTTTACATAGTTCCTCTGCGTGAAGAAATCTCCTCCAATGTCCCCTTGGTTTGCACCACGTTGGTGCTTAAAGGGGTGCCCCTCCGACACAGTTACCTGTGTCCCCTTAATCAGACCACCAGGCGTACGCAAAGACTGCGAATAAATTGGCCCCCCGTTAGGGAGAGGCCAAGATATTTGCCGGTAGAACCCGTTCGGAACTTTGAACGAGCTCTCCCGTCTTCGTGTAGCTGGTGGTGACAAGGGCGGTACAGCTCCTCTGGTAGGTAGATACAATCTCAGTGAGATTGCAGGTGTAATGCACTGCGTTGGGCACCCCGACTAAG